GGATGACAAGCACGTCATCATATGCGATGGCTTCTACCGCAAAGAGTTCTCGCTTGACGAACAGGTGGCTGCAATCAAACGCATCCGTCAAGAGTGGGAGTTTACGCCAGATGAGATGCACAAGTGCATCGCAGACCCTAGCATCTTCGGTCGCAGAACGGTTAACAAGCGCACAGTAGGCAAGACGATAGCTGACATGTTCAAGGAAGACGGCATCTATATGCGTAGAGGCAACAATGACATCGCCAATGGCATTGTTAAGGTGGGCAGCTATCTCAACATTAGTAGTAGGCTGTTGCATCCCGTGCAGCGTGTTGCTGGCTCACCTCGTCTATTCGTTAACGCTAAACTTGATTGGTGGACAGACGAAGTGACTGGCTACTTCTGGCAGCAGTCTACATCAGGTGAACGCATAGATAAGCCGATGGACCGCAATGACCATGCAATGGATAATGTTCGCTACCTACTTAGCGATATGCCTGACATTGGCAAGTATAACATTGCTCCTGCTGATCGCATACCGAGCTATATGATGTGGCAAGAGCGCGACCATGAGAACGAAAATCCGAGGAGACATCGCTATGGCTAACACAAAGAAAGAGCCAGAACTGTTCGACCTCGCCGCTGAATTGCGTCATGAGACAGAGAAAGCGTATCTGCTACATGACGGCACTAAGCAAGCGTGGGTGCCTAAGTCACAAGTCGAAGACAATGGCGATGGCACGTACACAATGCCGCTGTGGCTCGCTACTGAACGAGGGTTTGTGTAGTGGTCAAGTACGCACTCATAGGGTGGCTAGGTCTTGTACCTGTTCACATAGAGTACGACACACTCGCGCAGTGCGAAGCTAGAGTACAAGACGACTTGTACTGCTACGCTGTACGTCCCGGTGAACAGTATATGCTACTGCCAAGGAGGCAACCTTGACACTACAGGAGCAACTCAAGGAGTTTCAGAAGTCTCTGCGCTCCCACCATGCAGGTAGTGCTGCGTGGTTTGAGGTGATAGATCGCTGCGTAGATGAGATGTTGAGCATACACATAGAACAACTCGATACGGAGGCGACAACACCTACGGCCAGATCACGCATCGAGATTACTGCGCCCAACGACGTGGATGTCTACGTCAACGGCAGGCTTGTACCGCAGCCATTCAGCTTCGGTCACAAGCCATGACTGATATAGTTGATAGACTGCTAGCAGTACCACAGCAACGTACTGACGCTAACAACCGCGCGCTGTGTGTTGAAGCTGCTGCAGAGATCGAGCGCTTACGTGCACTAGTAGCATCAGGCAAACTCGATCCGGCGCAGGTGTGGCCTTCGTGAGGTGAGATGGCAGTCATGTTGGTACAGAAAGCAAGCACAATCAACACTCTGATGCGCGCTATATTAGATCATGTAGAAGCCGCGCCAGCCGGTATTTCATCGACAGATTTGCGAACCAAGATGGGGCTGAATATCCATCAGCACAATACACTAGTAGGATTGCTTGTGCAAACTAAGCGCATCGTCAACGAGAACAACGTGTTGAGAGCACGCTAATGAGCATACGTCAGATGCTGCCTATAGGTACACACTTACGCAAGTGCATCATCTGTGGCTATCCTATTACAGCTAAGAGTGACGAACTAACTGCACACGAACTTCAGTGTTTAAAGATAGAACTGCCGAAGGATAAGCAAGATGGCTGAAGAATATGATGCAGGTGAAGAATACAACCGCAAGGCTACAGAAGCTACGTCGCAAGACGATGCAGCGTTCAACAGCTATAGCGGCATCATGTCTCCTGATGCTCCTCCTGCTGATGATGCTCCTATATACAGGGTGATAGGTGAGAGCAAGATACCAGTTAGTAAGCACCGCGGACCTCTATGGAGAAGTCGTTATGATCAAGGCCGCAGTGCAATGTCAAAGAACGTCGATGCATGGAACGAAGCATACCGCTACTACCGACATGATCACACACGCCAAGGTGCAGGCAGCAAGCAGGGAGAGGATAACACAGTCGGTGGTAAGTCACTCGCTGGTAACTTCGATAGCACTGAGAACATTGTATTTGCCAACGTCAGTGCACTGGTCCCTCTACTCTTTACTAAGAACCCCGACGCAGAGTTCACATGCGAAGACAAAGAAGACCAAGAGCGCGCACGCATAGTCGAGAAGCTGGTGAACGTACTAGCTGCGAAGAAGACAACGCCCGGCTTGAACCTGAAGCGCAAGGTGAAGCGCAACATCGTAAGCACGTCGCTCACAAACCTTGGCTGGTTCGAGGTTGGATATACACTCCGCGAACAAAGCAGCGAAGCAGCACTTGAGGAGATACAACGCTTGTCTGCTGAACTAGAGCAGGCTAAGTCACAGAAGGACATCAAGGAGTGTGAAGGCAAGCTACTTGCATTGGAAGAAACAATCGACATGCTCACACCATCAGGACCGTGGTGCAAGGTGCGCCGTCCTGATCAAATCATTGTTGATCCTACAGCTACTGACCTTGATCTTAGTGGTCCTTGCAATTGGGTGATGATTGAAGACCTCATGTACACTGCTCTACTTCGTGCGCGGTATGGTCGCAAGAAACCCGGTACTGATGAGTGGGAAAGTGTGTTCTCACCTACCAATGTCATCAAAGCTGGCGTATCCCCGGACCAAGGTGATAGAGGTCAGACTGACAACTTCCAACTATTTAGTTATTCAACTTCTGAGCATACCAAATACGGATACGCAGATCAACGCAGCTTCCTAGCAGCGCAGATGACGAAGGTAGTATATGTGTGGGATAAAGTTACAAGACGAGTTGAGTTGTACAATTGCAATGATTGGTGTTACCCACTCTGGGTATGGGATGACCCTTATTCACTTGATCAGTTCTTCAGTGTTGTACCGATGGAATTTCACACCGACCCTATTACTATGTACGCTAAAGGAGAAGTCACCTACTACCTCGATCAACAAGATGACATCAACATCATAAACAACGAGTGGGCGAAGGTGCGTAAGTTCGCCGCTGGCAAGGTGGTGTATGACAAGAACTCATTGAAGGATGCATCAGTGCTTGATGCGCTGATAGCAGGTACGACTGACACAAACACTGTCGGTGTAGACCTGCCAGAAGGTAAGAAGCTCTCAGACGCACTCGGCCCTCTACTTCCACCATCAGCCGATGCGATCAAGTTCTTCGACAAGAAGCCGGTGCTTGAAGCCATCGACCGCTTGTCAGGCGTAGCATCAGTGCAGCGTGGTGTAGAGTACAAGACCAACACCACTAACAAAGCCATCGAGAGCTACGAGAGCCAGATACAAACACGCGCTGATGAGAAGATGGATGCTATCGAGGATAGCGTCGGCACAGTGCTATGGCTTACAGCGCAGATGTGCTTGCAGTTCATGAGCAAGCAAGAGGTGGTGTCACTCATAGGCGAAGAACTCGGCAGCAAGTGGGAAACAGTAGATGCGAAAGTCATCCAACAACTCTTCACCCCACGTGTTGTGGGAGGGAGCACACTCAAGCCAACGTCGCGAGCAAAGAAGGAGCAGGCACTACAAATCTCGCAGATCATCGGCCAGTTCACTCGCGCTACGCCTATTGCCGCCGTTGTTGCGCTCAAAGTGCTGTCACAAGCGTTCGACAACGTGACAGTCAGTCAAGAAGACTGGGAGCTTATCTACAAAGGCATCATGAAGGAAGCATCAGGCCCACCACCCGAGCAGATGCAGCAAGAACAGCAGGACCAACAGGCTGAACAACAAGGTGCAGACCGCAATCAACAGATGATGATCGAGAAGATGAAGGCTGCTGGTGGAGGTGCACCACAAGGCGGCGGTGGCGCGCAAGGTGGTGGTGATAGTGGTACGCAGATTGACGACATCGCTTCAATAGTGCAAGAGGTAGCACGCCTAATTGATGGCCTACCTCAAGACATGAAGCGCAACTTGGGTGTGCAACTCGCACAAGGCCGTAGTGTAGCTGACATAGCTATGCAGATGATAGGTTCAATGCAGCAAGGTGCAGCTGCTTAACAGGAGGCTATAATGCCGGGTGAAGAGAAAGACCTTATGTCGCAAGTTGGCGACAGCTTCGGTATCAAAGACGCACCGCAGGAGCAGCCTGAAGCTGAAGAAGGTGGTAGTTTAGACATACCACAGCAGCCTGAAGGTGATGTCAGTGCACAAACAGACGATCAGGGTGGTGGACAGAAGCCCGAAACAGGTAGCGATCCACATACACCGCGTGCGAAGCAGCCAGATGATCAACTTTTCACAGACAAACCCCGTAAGGGCGCACGTGGCGAGCTACTTGATAAGAATGGCAACATCGTTGCTACGACACGACGTGAAAAGCAGCTAGCATACAACCTCAATCGCGCACAATACGCTGCAAATCAAGCACATCGTGACCTGCGTAAGATGCAGGAGCACTACAAGACGTTCTCAGCCCTCGATGGGCTGATGAAAACGAACAACATCTCACCGCAGATGGCACAAGAAGCCATACAGCTGCGTGCGATGGCTGAAAAAGACCCAATTCTTGCAGTACGTGACATCGTTGCGCGAGTTCTAGCTACTGGCGTGACGATGGAAGACCTGTTTGGCACAGATGCAGTGCCACAGATCAATGCGCGTGTGATTACCAACGAACTTGATCGTAGATTAGGTCCGCTTGAGCAACAAACACGCCAGCGGCAGCAAGAACAGCAACTAAACGAGCGTGCTGTAGAGCAGGCTGAACAATTCATACAATCACACCCTCATGCTGACACGCATGGCAACGAAATCAGCGGGTTGGTGAACAATCACAACCTGTCCCCTGAACGGGCGTACTTTGAGCTACGCAGTTGGGTAGAACGCAGAGGTTTCGACTTCTCTTCACCACTCAAGCCGCAGATTGAGGCTGCTATGAAGCGCCAACAGGCTAAAGGTGGTCAACAGCAACGAAGACCGTCAACACCGGGCGACATGCGCGGTGTTCAACCTCAAGCTGGTGTCCAATTGCAGAACGGAGCCTCGCAACGTGGAGACTTCCGCAGCAACACGCCGTGGCGTGACATTGCTTCGGCAGTATTCACAGAGTTGAACAACAAATAGGACACATGAACAATGGCCGTACTGCAAAACGTACTTGCAACGACTATTGAGCGTTCACGTAAGAAGCTCATAGTCGCTGCCATGCAAAGTAACGCGCTCATGGCGTGGTGCTTCGCACGTGACCGCATTGAGAATGAGTCAAGCGGTTACAACATCACCAATCCGCTGTTGACCGGACGCAATCCGACAGTGGGAAGTTATCAGTACTACGACAGCCTGCCAATCGTGCAAACTCAAGAGTTCATCAAACTTGAGTACAGGTGGTCACGTATTGCTGGTAGCGTCATCATCAGCAATCAAGAGGAAGACGAGAACAAGGGTGAACAAGCTGCAGTGAAGCTGCTGCAGGGCAAACTTGAGGCTCTTGAGTTGAGCATCAAGGAGAAGTTCTCTGCTTACCTCTACGGTCTGGGTGGTGGCAATGATCCGAATGGACTTGCACTACTTGTACCTGATGATCCTACCGTTGGATCACTTGCTGGTGTTGATCGTGCGGCCGAAGTGCAATGGCGTTCTTCGTCATATGACTTCGCGGGTACTCTCAACGCCACGAACATCGAAGAAGCATATGACGATGTGCTGCTCGATCTCAAACAGGGCACAGAGCGTCCTAAAGTTATCATCACGGGACGTAATCACTATCGTCTATACCGTGCTGCAGTACGTGCTAAGCTCACCATCCCGCTGACGAACACCAGCGCAGGCAAGCGCATGATGGACCTCGGCTTCGATGGTGTCAGCCATAACGGTGTGCCGATCATCTACGACGAGAGTTGTCCAGTTGATCGTGCGTACTTCCTCAACGACACCTACCTCCGTCTTCATATCCTCGGTGACAACAACATGAAGAATGTTGACCTCACTGCACCGTGGACAATCGACGGTTACGGTCAGCGTGTCATCACACAGTGCCAGTTCTGCACGTGGAAGCAGTATCGCACGCATGCGGTAGTCAACGACTAACTGTATACGCTGTATACAACAGGAGCGCACTATGGCTGAAACGCCCGTCAGTTTTGCACAGAAGCCCATGCAGTCATTTGATATGACTGAGAAGCAGAAAGCTGTGCCTGCTTACACTATCGAAGCAGTCAAGCGTAAGACTGTAGTCAATCGCACCGTCAAGGATGAGATTGGCTTCCGCATTGTGCCGACTGATGTAGAGGTTGAAGGCTACATGGTTCGCACACTCCGCGGTGATAGTGTCTTCCTGCAACACGACGACGTGGTGCGCTTGAGGTTGAACCGCAATCTCGTTCCGCTGCTGATGGAAGGCGGCGATGATACACCAGTAGGAATGCAGCAAGTCTCGTCTGCATTGTCAGATAAGCAGAAGCAATCGCTCGATGTTCTCACGAAGTTGATTGAAAGTGATCCGTCACTTGTCAATCGACTGCTTGCGAGCAAAGAGCAATCAGTAGATGAAGAGGACAAATAAATGGCTGTTCAAGTCGCCGTACCGTCCACTCGGCGCGTTAGTCACCGCGTTGCAGATTGCAGCTACGCGGCTGATGTGAGCATCGACGGACATACCACTGTTGACATTCCTGCGTGTGTTACGGCAGGCGCAGGTGTGCTGGCTAACGGTGTTGTTCTTGCTGCTGCAGGCAATGTCGCGCCTGCTGTAGTGCAGAGTGACTTCATCATGGGCCGTTATGGTCGTAGCATCAGCGTCACCTCCACTGCCGGTGGTGCTGGTGTGATCGTTGGCTATGACTACCTCGGTCAAGCCATCAAGGAGAACGTCACGCTTATTGCTGGCGCTGTTGTCAGCAAGAAGATGTTCAAAGACGTGTCGTATGTTAGCTCCGCAGTGGCAGCTACCATCAGCATCGGCGTCGGCGTCATCCTCGGTGTGCCTTACAAAGTACTGCACACCGCGATGTATGGTGAGCTTGCCAACGATGTTGCAGCAACTGCTGGCGCATTGTTAGCAGGCGTCGTCACGCAGTCGCTCACAAGCGGCGATCCACGTGGTGCTTACACTCCTAACACAGCACCTAATGGCACTACAGCTTATCGCTTCACGTGCGTTGTCGATCGCAGTAACTTGCACGGTAGCGCGCACGTTATTGTGTAACTTCAACCTCCGACATTAGGAGATTAGGATGGCAGACGTGGAATATGCCCAACAGTACAAGGGACAGAACGTCGTTGCAGTGCGTGATGCCTGCGCGACTGATCCCGGCTACGACGAAGACGGTGACATGCAAGTGTGTACGCTTGCAGATGGCAGTGTGGTGACTGTGAAGAAGGATCAACTCACCAGTGCTAAGCCTGCTGCACAGAGTGCACAGGTGAAGCCAACGATGAAGCGCGAGTAGTTCGTAGAGGTCAGGCGTCCCCGCTTGACACATAGGGACGGGTAGTCTGCACGGTACAGCAAGAACCGTGCAGGCTATCTGTGCAATTTCAAACAGTTAGCCCACTTTCGAGGGGCTATTCACCGCTGTATATAAGGTGTGGAACAAACCATGATCACATTCGGTGATATTGTCACGAAGGTGCTACAGCGTTTGTCACTCGTTGAAGGGCTGGATGCACAGATATATGCAGAGCCTCGCATACAGTTGGCTGTGCAGCACAAGTTCGATATGATCTTCCGCGAGTACTGGCATCCTGAGTACACAACGTATCAAGAGGAATATGTACTCGACGGCGCTAGTGGCATTATCACTGGTGATTTGACTGATAAGATCAAAGATTGGCGTGATATACACAGCGTCATGTGGGAGGGCTCACATAAGCCACTAGCTCC